CGCTCCCGTCCCTCCAGATGTATCCCAAATAAATGTGCCTCCATCCAAAACAGTAGCAATTAAGTCTTCACCAAAATTGTCTAATGACCAGTTTCTTCCTACTAAAACGACATCAGAAGAAGAACTAGCTGTGCCCCAGGTGCTGCTGCCCCAAGTATCAGTGCCCCACCCTAAACCATAAGTGGATGTGGCTGCACCTATATTTATTTGATACTTTGCGTTACCAGAACCTCCACCTCCAGATGTTGATCCAGAAGCAGTGCTTGTATGAGTCACTGTGTAAGCGTTTGCGCTAGTTATTGATGTTATTTCAAATTCTTGATTCATGTCCAAGCCATCTATGGATGAAAAAGAGTCAAAAGTTACAAAATCTCCTTGTTTTGCGTTGTGACTAGTATCTGCTACTGATACCGTTGTTGTGCCGTTTGTCGTAAAAGGATTAGTTAATGCTTGAGTTTCACGAATAGGTGTAATGTCATAAACAGCCCCTTCGTTATAAATATATAATTTTCTATCTGTTCCTAAAGCCAAATATCTTAAACCGTCCAGTCCTACCCATGAGTGTGTATCTCTTACAACACCCACTATGGTTTTATTAGGATTAGGTAAATTAGTCCAGCCGCCCCATCTTTCTGGTTTTCCATAGTGAAACCTTACAAAATCTGAGTCTATATACTTACGCTCATCCCCAGCAGAGTAAGCTGTGTCTTGTTTATCTATTCCAGGTCTAAATTTTAAGTCTACTAGCTGCATTTGACCCAGTATTGTATACTAAATCTTTGTTGAGTAAAAGATACATCTTTACCAGATTTAGACAAAATGGGTGTTATGCAATGGTTAATATAGCTAGGAAAAACCACCATGAGATTGTTTGAAGTAGCAATTTCTACAATTCTACCCTCATCCATAAATAACATGTCTCCGCCTTGTAATTCGTCTCCGTCATTTATTATTAAATTGAAAGTAAAAAATTCAGTGTCACGATGCCAATCATAAAAACCGCCATGATTATAACATACAACATGTATTTTTGCTTGTAGGTCTTTTTTTAAGAAATGAAAAACATTATCCCTGCCCTGATTTTGCAGAAAAGAAAAGAAACCTTGATTATAAAATCTAGTATTTAAAGCCATTATATTCTCATTATTTTCTGGAGATTCACCAAAATTAATCCAATAATCAAAACCTCCACATGACTTATTAAAAGCAGAGTATTTTTCTTTTTGGTTTGTTAAAGTATTAGTGCCATACCATTCAGGCATTTTAAAAGCATGAATGTTTTTAAGTAGATCATTTTGCACATTTTCTAGAATGACAGGCGGAAGAAAATCTTTACAAATAATTATATTTTCTGAAGCGTATTCGTATCTCATTCTTTTACTCCTTTAAACTGTGTTCCAACATTACCTCTAAAAGCATAATTACCATAATGTGTCATACCAGAAAGAATATCTGCATATATTCGTCCACCCATATTTTGCCACAATCGGCAAAATGCATAATCTTCAGATAAATATCTTTTTGTTTGTGGTTCTATCATGGTGTCAAAAAAAGCATAATTCCAATCTGATGTTTTATGATAGTCAAACTCAGTTTCATGAGATTGATTTATATGCTGATCAGGTTTAAATTGTAAGTCTGGATACACTCTAGCCATTCTTTCAAAAACTTCTTTTTTGATTAACATAAAACCCGTTGGACCATCTAAAACCTCTATAAAACCATTTTCTAATAAAATTTTTTCTGGATCTTTGACATTCAAATTATACTGTAATGATGCTGCTAAAAGTTCATCTTCGGATATATCAGGATTTTC